ACTTACTCCATTTTTAAACAATCTAGGTGTTGATGTTGATACATTAAAACTAGACAAAGATTTGAATTTTGAGTTTGGTGCGGTAGATGATGTAATCAGAAAAATGCCGTTATTGAACTACCCAGAAGATGCTTTATATAATAAAACCCAAGATTATCTGTCAATAGCACAATACAGTTATAAACCACCAAGAAGTAATGATATATTTGGAGATCCTTTAAATACTTTACGAAATGGTTCTAAACGAACATCACCCTTAAAAGATTTATTGGGTATGGTAAATCTTCCTATGCCAAATAACATAACTGATTCTAATAATGTTTCTTGGGCAGATGATAATATGAATAATTTAAGTGCTGCGCTGACATCATATGTTACAAATGATCCATTAAAAACTTTAGCAGGAGCTGCAGCATTAAGAGCAGGGGCTTCTGCTGCTGGCATTGGTGGTGGAGCAGCACAAATAGCATCATTCCTTGGTGCTCTAGCAGGTATGGGAGCATTTAAAACAGGAGCAACTCCAGCAATGAAAACTTTACTTGGAGGAGCAGTAAATTCCCAAGTACTTGGAATGCTTGGTGTTAGTGTATCACCAGAAAGTATTTTAGCAAGAGGATTTGGAATTGTTCCAAATAGTAACCTTGAACTTCTATTTAATGCACCAACATTAAGAGAATTTACATTTCAATATAGAATGAGTCCAAGAAGTAGCAGTGAAGCAAAAATAATAAACAATATTATAAGATTTTTTAAGCAAGGAATGGCAGCAAAAAAAATAAGTTCAATCTCTGGTGGTGGTTCTGCTGGTGCTCAATCATATTTCTTGGGAACGCCAAATGTTTTTCAGTTGCAATATAAGACTGCTGGGGGAAAAACAATCAAAGGCGTAAATCGTATCAAAACTTGTGCTTTGACTGGATTTGCTATGAATTATGCTGCCGATGGAAATTGGGCGGCATATGATGAAGGACAACCAGTATCTGTGATTATGAATATGTCATTCAAAGAACTTGAACCAGTTTATGATACTGATTATCAAAGTAATATTGAAGATGGAAGAGAATTTACAGGAAAAGATGGTTCTGGTGATCTTTATCCAATCACACCAGACGAGGTAGGATACTAAAATGGCATATTTTAAGGAACTTCCAAATATATCATATATTTCTCGTTTGCCTGACGTAAGTTCAAACGAAGAATATATTACCGTCAAAAATCTCTTCAAAAGGGCAAAGTTAAGGACAGATATAGTTAATATTATTACTGCTTTCAATTATTATCAAGTAGAAGATAATCAAAGACCAGAAGTAGTTGCTTCTAAACTTTATAATGACCCAGAACTTGATTGGGTTATTCTAATTACTAACAATATCACAAATGTAAGAGAACAGTGGCCTTTGAGTAATAATGATCTATACAATTATATGCTTGATAAGTATGGCACAGAACAATCACTATCATCCATTCATCATTATGAAACTATTGAAGTAAAGGATGAATATGATCGCCTTGTGGTTCCTTCTGGACTTCAAGTAGATTCAAATTTTACAGTTACTTATACTAAATTTGATAATACTTTATCCACTATTTCGCCCGTGAAGCAAGTAACAAATTATGAGTATGAAACTGACATTAACGAAGAAAAAAGAAAGATAAGAGTATTAAAACCAGCATATCTATCAGTAGTGATTACAGATTTAAGAAATATAATGAAATATGACCAATCTTCACAATATGTCAATCAAACTACTAAACAATCTTATAATCCAAATCTAACAGGCGTATAAAAACCCTACAGACAAAAAAATCCCCGGAGATTTTTTCCGGGGATAAAGGTAATTAAAAGTTGATTTTGAAATCAGGAGTTAGCAAGCTTTGAGAAGTATGAAAGTGCTTCATCATCATCCTCTTCATCAGAAGCAGAACTAGATGAAGAACTAAAAGAAGATGTACTCTTCGTTGAACGCTCTACTTCATATTCATCTTCCTCAGATACTGTTTCTGGATCTTGGGTGCGAGCACCTTTAGTTCCAAGAACAGAAGAAAGACGCTTCTTCAAATCGTCATAAGACTTGAACTGATCGTTAGCAACAAGTTCAGCAAGAGAGGATTCTTGCTTCCAGATTGCTTCCAGTTCATCATCATTATCTAGAAGAGCACCAGGAGAAGCAAACTCACTAGAATCATAATTACGATAACCAGCAACGTTCTTTGCCTTCAGTTTGAAGTTAGCACCTTGCCAGAAGTCAAATGGATCAATTGGAGTTTCATCTTCAAACTCTGGTTTCATAGCGGCAGAAATCTTATCAAAGATTTTCTTACCATACTTATAAAGGAAAACTTTACCTTCATTTTCAGGATTAGAAGGATCTTTTACAACATAGATGTTGCTGATGTAAGTCAGTTTTCTTTTTTGCTTACGAGCAATTTCTTTGTTTGCATCAATTCCTGAATTCCAGAGACCAGAGTTGTGCTCACAGATAGGACATTGTTGACCGAGTGTCGTAACACAATTATCAATCAACCATCCACCAGAACCTTGGAATGCGTGAGAATAAATCTTCACGAATGGAATATCTTCGTTGTCGGGAGCAGGAAGAAAGCGAATAACGGCATAACCATTTTGGCTCTTATCTGTGGTCAATTTCCAATAACGATCATCTTCAGAAGAACCAGCACTATTCAGTTTTTCAACTTCTTTGACTAGTTTTTCGGTTAAAGAACCAAGTTTGGATTGTTTTTTTAAGTTTGCGAATGACATAGGATTTTTAGATTAATTGGATGTTTTGGATTGGACTTTTTAAGTGTAGCAGATATAAAGTCAGTCGTCAAGTGATTTTTCAAGTTTATTGATAGTATTTTCTAATTGCTCAAAGAAAACGCTTAATCCTTTTTCTGGATTAAATCCAAAAAGTTGAGCGGATTGAGTGATTTTTTCTTTCATTTCTACTGCTTCTGGATCTTCAGAAAGAGACATTCTAAAAATAAACAATTTTTGTTTTTCTAAAAATTCTCTCATTGTATCCAAATGTTCCTTCTTTTTTTCTTTCGTAGAAGAAGGAAGATCGTACAATTGATTGAAAAGTTTTTCTTGCAATTGGTCTAATTCTGTCAAAGATTCTCTGACTAATTCGGAGTCAAAAAACTTACTCATAAACAATCTCCTTGAGGATGTTCTTATATCCTGCTACATCAATATTTAGGAAGGATTGATACTTCTGAATTTTTAAACTCATCATTTCCCACACAGGATCATTCATTTTTTTATCAAAATCTTTTACATAATTTAAAATCATATTTAAGATAACCAAGGTTTCTAATGTAAGTGCTTTTTGTAGATACTTTTTGAGTAGTTCTGGATGATTGCCGTTTTTACAATCAAATAAGTTTTCAAAATTTTCTTTTGATATAAAAACTTCACATTCAGTTTTAAACAAATATGTTAAACTTTGAGATTTTTTTAACCAATTTGAATATGTGTCTTCACCATTACGAATAATATCACCAATCCAGAGTCTTTCTGGATCATTACATTCGGCAAAATTAGCAACAAAGAAAGATTTTATTTCTTCATCATTTTTTTGACGAGATATCTTCTCAAAAAAATAACGATCCTTTCTTTTGTGAAAACTATCTAAAGATGCTCTAGTCTTTCCACAATATTTAAAGTAATCGTAATTTTTTTTGGTAAAGTGATTTTTGAATGCTAAAAAATTTGAATAAACTTCAAATGGACTCATATAGGCAAACGTGCCTTGGTGGTTTTTTTGAGAAAATTCAAATGAATAGCATCACACTTTAATTTTTCTTTGAGTGGTTTTGAAACTAATTTGGAAACCGTCTCAATTTCAATACTATTCTGCTCACAATAAGACACAATAGCATCAATATAATTGACTTTAGAGATTTTTACAATTTGCTCAATATCCTGTGCAAATTTTTGAGGACATAAGAACTTATTACTCAATTCTTCTTTTATTTCGTCATTCATACTGGGTAGATTTAAATTTAAAAAACTTTCTAGTGGATTAGGCATAAGGCACCATAACATAATATCTATTATAAGATAAATTAATCAATCTGTCAAGCATATTCTTGCAACTTATCATTAGTGAATTTTTTGATATACTTAATAACTAATTTCATATATTTCTCCAAATCTCTTTCTTCATAAACAACAAGTTCTCCATTTTCACAAGCCATAATAATGACAAGTTTCTTCACTTGCTTTCCAGTTCTTTCAAAAAGAGCCATACCATAAAACATCGCCTGAACGAAATAGTTTTCAATCCACTCCCGAGGTTTTGGTTTTGCAGAAGTCTTATAGTCAATAATCGCAAGTTCTTCATCAAACTCTGCGATAGTATCGCAAGTACCAGCAACACCCAACACAGTGCTATACAGAGCAGTTTCTACTCCGTATATTTTATTCATTCTTTGAAGTGCTGGTTCAATTGTTTCAAACAATGTAGGAGCAGGTTCTGGAACTTCAGGAAGTTCTTGATTGGTAATATAATTCTCAACCAAACTATGTAAGTTTGTTCCTCTTGTAGTTGCTGCTTTTGTAATCGCATCTGCTTTTACATTACCTACTTTTCTTCTCCAATCAATAAAGATTTGACGATTGAAATGACTAGTCACAGAAGTAATAGAAACCATTTTTGTTGGTTTCTCATTTCCATTGGGAATAGAATAGTATCGTACTCCATCAATAGTTTCTCTATCCAGAGGAGACAAATTGAGTTCAACGTGCTCAAAGCGAGCAGTTGATTTCTCTACTTTTTTTTCTGGATAGAGTTCAAGATATTTTTCAATACAAGGATTAGTCATTTACATTCCCAAAGATTTTTTAGCAACTACAAATTCTTTAACTAGTTGCGAACGACATATATCATCAACATCAAATTCAATTCTTTCAAATGAAGGCATAATATCAATAATTTTAATGAAATCTATGATTCCATTTCTTTCCGAAGTTTTAATCAAATCACTCTGTTCTACATCACCTGCAAACATAATTTTTGCATTCTCACCAACTCTTGAGATTACAGAAAAACATTCGTGAGCATTACAGTTTTGTGCTTCATCTACAATAATTATACAATTATCAAGTGTTATGCCACGAATGAAAGAAGTACACCAAAATGAAATAGTATTTTGTGCTTTCAGATTACCATAAAGCATTTCAAAGTCAGCATCAGATGGCATTTGGAACATATATTTTACCATATTTTTATATGGAATTTCAAATAATGATTTTTTGTCATCTTCACCACCAGGCATAAACCCAATTTCTCTTGTTTGGACTAATGAACGAACAATATAGATCTTTTCGTATGGTGAGGTTTCATCTAATACATCTTGAAGTGCTTTATACAAAAGCGAAAATGTTTTTCCTGATCCAGGAACTCCGTGTGCAAAGATATTTTTACCTTCACTATAAAAACCAAATAATTTTTTTTGATTTTCAGTAAGTGGTTCAATATCAATTAAAGAAGCCAGATTAATTGGCTTCTTTTTTTTCATTTGCCTAGAAGTCATACTGCTATCAACACCAAGATTTTGATTCTCTTGGGTACTTCTTCTTCTACGTGCCATTGTATTTTTAGTTTAAGATTTACTTATGAGGGCGAACATTGCTGCCAGGAATTTTACTGACCTTGTGCAATACTTCATTCCAACCACCATCGGTCTTCATTTGGAAATCTCCAACTTGACTGACAGTAGAAGGACATCCTTTGGACCAGTCGGTTTCCCAGTCTGGATTATTTTTTGTCCATTCATCGTGCTCACTAAATGAAGCAAAGAATGTTTGAGTCTCTTTAGTTTCTTTATGAATTTTATAATAAGTTGGCATAATTTACAATTATTTACAAAATTATTTATTCCAATGTAATAGATGAAGCGTCTTCACATTCTGGGCAGTTTTCTCTTGTCCATCCAAGAGCAGAAGAGATGGTAGGGAACTGACAGGTAAAGATGCACCTGATTGCCTCGGCAACCTCCATGTGCTCCTTCTGGGTCCCGTGAGCACTTCTAAGGTCAATGTAGTGCATCCAACTACGAAGACTACCGGACATATAGAGACGGGTCTGTGTTGCCTGTGGAAGCACGAAACGGGCACATTCCTTCGCAACCCCCACACCAAGCATTTTATTATAAAGTTTCAAGGAATATTCAAAGTGCTTACGAATTTCTTCTTGAAGACCAAGTTTTACATAATCACCAAGATCATCAGTAGAGTTTTGACGATTCTTTGTATCTTGCTTTCTCAAATCAGGCACGGGAAGTTGCAGTTGAAGTTCTGTACTATCAGCATATCTTTGACTGAATTGCTGAAAGGTAAAACTTCTATGACGAAGAATTTGAGTGGCAATTGCTAGTGAAGTATTAATTTCAACTGTCAAAAATGCGTGTTCAAAGATACTCCAATGTTGATTCTTAATGCAATACTTAAGAAGTCCTTCAAAATTAGAATTCTCTTGATTTTTTGGATTTGATACACGAGCACAGTAAGCAATATGTTTTTCTGCGTCAGGTGTTGCGCTAATGAGTTTAACTGTTGATTTCATTTCTTTCCAAATCCTTTTGATGTTTGTGCTTCTAGTTTTGCTAGTTCTTCTTTTAACATTCTAAGTCGGGATTTCATTTCTTTTAATTTTTCAGGAGAATATAAATGATCCTGCTTAATCAACCTACCCATCAACTTAACTAATTTCTTTGCTTTCATTAATCAAAATCCTCAAAAACTTCATCGTAATTATCTGTATCCGGAGAACATTTTTGTGGTTCTCCTTTATCTAAAATTTCATTTTTTAGTGATTCAATAAGTAATTCCATATTTCTAATGATAAGTTTTACTTTTTCTTTATTCATATTTTAGAATTTAACATCTACCATTATACACAAAAAAGGAGGAACCGTCAATTCCTCCTTCACTTATCTTTTCTTTTTTCCTTCTGGTTTTATATACCCATAAACCTTTGGACTAACTTTACCACTTGTCCATTCAATTGAAAGTACATTTTTAGTTAAATCGTGATAATAATCAAATACTTCTACTTGAGAAGAAGCTTGAACAATATCATATGATTTAATGTCATCAAGAATATATCCTACCAAGTAAGAATTAATTGGAAGACTTTTGTTGTTGGATAAAGATTTTTCACACTTTTGATGAATGATTTTCATAATATTTTTTTAGTTATAATTAGGATCTACCACCCCATTGAATATCTGGATATGCGGTAGATACGATTTCCTTCGTAATCTTATATTTTGTTTGTAGTTTTTTATCCTTACACAAGCAAAGAATTTCTGCTTCTAATGGATGAACACCTTCAAGAAGGTTGATAAAAATAGTTTCCCTACGAATACTATTCAAACTATCATTTCCGCCCTTAATGAAATTATAAAATTTCTTATATTCTCTACGAATCGTAGAGTGCTTTTCATCAATTGTTCCAAGGGAATTGGAACTTCCGCCATTCATTGTAGAGACAGCGTTACCAATTCTTTCAGTAATTGTTGATGTCTTTAGCACATTATCACCAAAGAAAGGAACTTCACCTTCAGGTAGAAGTGAAACAATACTTTCATCAAAGTTCCAAATAAAAAGCGCCTTCAAAGATGGATCTTCATATTTTTTAAGAACTTCCACTTTTTTCTCATTTGTCCTTTGTTTAGATACAAGATTCAAAATTTCAAACACAAGTGGATTTGGAGGAAGATCCAAACTAACTTCTTTTGTTCTTGAAACTGATACTCTTTTTGCTCCAGTTGTTACAGTCATATTTGTTTAAAAAATCAGTAATAATTTATAATACTATCTATCTATTATTTTTCATCGTCATCATCGTCATCATCATCGTCATCGTCTTCATCAAAAAGACCTCTATATTCTTCTTGAAATTCTTCAAGAAATCCAGATTCCAAACGAAGAGAAACTACTTCATCAGCAATTACATTACCATCTTCATCAAAGAACTCTTGATGAAGAACACCCAGTCTAGAAGGAAGCATATTATCTAGATAAGACTTTAATCCCCAACCACCAACTACACCAACGCATAAAAATAAAAAACTAACTAAACAAAAAAGTGTGAGTTCTGGTGCGGTCATTTTATTACTCCGAGAAATTTACGTTTTTTTAATTATAGAAAGTTCAAAATTAAATCGTATTTCCCTTTTCAGAAAGGAAAAAACTCTACCAAAAGCGAACCTTCTTTCTTTAAGTTCTTCTGGAATGCGTTTTTCCCTCCGACGAAGCATTAATTCAACGCCACGATTAATGTCGTGACTTTCAAACTTATTTATAGAATCCATCAAAGCATATTCTGTTCTTGTAAAAACTTAACTGTATCAGAGCATCCACCCAAATGAGCATTTTCGTAAATGACTTGAGGAAAAGTAGATCCTTCCCCAAATTCAACATAAAATTCTTCTCTTGTAAAATTAATCCCCAAGTCATAATAAACAACTGGAGTTCCTTTTATAGCAGAAACGTGACTCAAAACTGTTTTAACTTTATCACAATATGGGCATCCGTGCTTGGAATAAACTGTAAAACTCATAGTAATATTAACAATAGTGGTAAAAAAAGAATTAAAAATGAAATTATAGATCCCCCTAGGACTTCTAGGGGGCTAATACTGCCAGAAATCATATGCCTCTAGTTACAATAGTCATATTTGGCTTCTTAGATTCTAGTGCATCTATCATATATTCGCAAGCCTTTGCTGGTTGCGTATGATCGCCACAAGTGAAAATATCTACTGCCGCATATTGCTTTTCTGGCCAAGTATGAATGGAAATATGACTTTCTGACAATAAACAAATTGCTGTTACTCCTTGAGGAGTAAATTCGTATTTAAGTTCTTCAAGTAATGTAGCATTTGATTTTAATATCGCTTCTTTTAGCGAACTCATAATATGAGTAGTATCATTCAATAGAGTTACATTACAAGAACATAAATCTAAAATATAATGTACTCCCAATGTTTCTATTTGCATTTCGTTTTTTTCATACTTGGTATTTAGTAATTGATATTTCTTCTTGGTTTATAAGCAAAAACATTTGAAGGAGCATCAGGTTTCATCCATTCTTTGATCTTATCATAGTTCTCAATAGAAAAGAAGCACTGATTATAATACCATTCTTCCCAAGGTATATGACCTTTGGATTGATTGCAAGAATGGCAACAAGCAATTACATTTGTTTTAATATCTAGACCACCCTTACATTGAGGTATAACGTGGTCTAGTGTTATGTTTTCTTTGGATTCGCAATAAGCACACTCGTGATTCCAGGCATCTTTTATATTCTGTCTCCATAATCGTTTTGCTTCACTTTTAGATGAGGTATGTAAATTAAACAGATAGTCCTTAGGCGAGTGCAGAGGAACCATAAGTAATTGCGACTTACAAGTATTTATTCTAAGTTTTTAAATCTAATATTATGTTTCTTTTTGCAGGCATCTCTTCCCCAAATACGAATTAAACTATCTACATAAGAACAAACTTTTTTCTTCCCTCCACAGTATGGACATCTTGCATCTGGGGGGTCTGTCAAATATCCCTCAGGTGTATACATTTTTTACAATTTATTCAATACTTCTCTAAACAATAAACTCCATTCTTTTCCACAATCGCAGTACACTGGTCACACCAGTCTCCACAGCACATATACATCACCTTACCAAACTGACGAATGTTTCCTGAATGAATATGCCCACAGATAATTCCGGCATACTTTTTATCTTGCTGAATACAATATCCAATAATATCATTCTCATACTTATCAATATACTCTTTACCTCTTACGGTATTCTTTAGGTAATGAACCAAAGAAAATCTAAAAAATCTATTCAACCAAATACTCAAAGGTGTGACGAACTCATATCCCCAATTAAAGATAAGTTGCTTCCAAGAACCTGAAGAATATTCAGAATACTTATCTCCGTGAACACATAGGAACTTATTTCCTTTGGAATCCTTATGAACGTATTCATTACAAATCAGAAGATTCTTGTGTTCAAAATCACAGTATCTTCTCATCGTTGCTTCGTGATTACCAAGAACATAGACAACTTCTGTGCCTTTTTTGCATAGGTTCAAAATTGCGTGAACACATTCCGTATGTTCTTTCTTCCATCTTGTATGATACTTTTCCATACAATGAATGTCTAGAATATCTCCAACCATTACAAGTTTTTTGGTTTTAAGTTCTTTTAGAAACTTCAGGAACTTTTCAGTATTACATCTATCGGTGCCCAGGTGGACATCAGAAATGAAGACCGTATCGTAAGTCATTTTGATTTTCTTTACTCCTTATCTATTTAAGGTTTAAAAGGTTTTCCCTGTCCTTCAGGAAGTGCCCTGGAATCAGGTCTAGGATTGAGAGACTCATTCTTAATCACAATGAACTTATCACTCTTGAGAGTTCCTGCGATCTGTGTGAGAATAGTATCACTTGCGTCCCATCCCAAATCTTTCATTACAGTACATACATCCGCAAAGATGTATTGAAACTTCTGCTCCTCACGACTTTGTTCTGCAAGGTCTTCAATCAGTTTCTTATAAAGGTCATCAATATTCTTTTCACCGGAACGAAAAGGATTTCCATAAGTTTCAATTTTGTTCGTCATTTGATTTCTCTCTCAATTTAAGTTCTTTGTGAATTTGATTGTACTTGGTTGGTGTATAAAGATTATACCACGTATCTCTGATTATTTCTGCAAGTTTGTATGGAGTTGTTGAGGAAATCATAACCCAAATTCATTCCTTAATGTCGTAAATGTAATGATCCGAAGTCTCAAAGGTTCTTGTATTTTCTACAGAATATAAATTAGTATCAATCTCATATCCTGGATTTGATTCTATGCGATTGAATGTCCAGGCACTATCATACCATATAATTCTATTATTTGGATATGCATAATAATTACCAGTCTCCACCTTGAACAAATGAGCGCATTTATGTTCTGGAGTTTCTGAATAATTAAAGTCCGTCATTGCCTTATTCTCAAATCCCCAGTCAAGAGTGAACATGTACTCACCTTGTACTTTAGTATTATCAGGACGAATAAGTTCTGCTTTCAATCCGGCAAGACGATTCCTTCGTTGAACATCCACATAAGAAGAGAAACAATCCCAATACATAATTTGATTGAGAGGTTCTATTTCTGCATCAGGTCTCCAACAAAGTGACTGTAGTGGTCTGCGTGTCCAGTTTACACCATTCTCTAGAAAACATTCAAATAATGGAACTCTTTTCTCCATACTTGCGACAGAGTGAACATCACATTTTGTGACTTCACCTTGTCCTTTTTTGTGATTATATAGAAACTCATTACGAATATAACAACTCCAATCTGGAAGGTTGTGATTTAGATAAGCCATATTTACCGTCCTTGAGGTTTTATAGTAGGGACATTAGAAAGAGGAATACTCCGAATAACTGGAAGAGGAGGAGGATATAGAGCATTTTTTATTGATGCTTTTTAACATATTTAATCATATTCTTGATAAGTTCTACATCTTCATTTACATAACCAATTGTCCTATTACAAATATTACAAAGAAGACCTCTAACCTCCCCTGTTTGATGATTATGGTCTACAAAAAATACATCTATAGAACCACCTCTTCCACTCTTTCTACCCTTTGGGTCAGTAGTTCCGCAAATGGCACATTTATGACCTTGTTTTTCTAATAGGATATTATAATCATTTAATCCAATACCATAAAGTCTTTTTAAATTCTCATCCCTCTTTTTTATGGGGTCATAATTTTTCTGTTGTTTTTTAATATAACAAGATTTACATTTTCCATGATGACCATAAGGTTCACCATTTCTTACAGTTTGGTAAAATTCTGTAAGTGGTTTTGGTTGATTGCAGATTTTACAGGTTTTCATAGTTCTTTTTATTGATTGAAGTTATTATAGCATAACTTCAACTATTTAGCAAATAAAAAAGGAACTCCGAAGAGTTCCTCCTTATTATATCAACCGATAGAAGGTGCAGTCAAAGCAACTTGAGTTGTTTGGGCAGCAGCAAGGTCTAAAGGAAAATTATGTGCATTTCTCTCATGCATAACTTCAAAACCGAGACCAGCACGGTTAAGAATGTCTGCCCAAGTAGGAATTACACGTTCTTGATTGTCCACGATAGAACCATTATAGTTAAATCCGTTCAAGTTGAATGCCATGGTAGAAACACCAAGAGCAGCAAACCAGATACCGACTACCGGCCAGGCAGCAAGGAAGAAGTGCAACGAACGGGAGTTATTAAAGGACGCATATTGAAAGATAAGACGACCAAAATACCCGTGAGCCGCAATTATGTTATAAGTCTCTTCTTCTTGTCCAAACTTATAACCGTAGTTCTGACTTTCAGATTCAGTAGTTTCACGAACCAGTGAAGATGTAACCAAAGAACCGTGCATCGCAGAGAACAATGAACCACCGAAGACACCAGCAACTCCAAGCATATGGAATGGGTGCATCAGAATGTTATGTTCTGCCTGGAATACAAGCATGTAGTTAAATGTACCGGAAATACCCAAAGGCATCGCATCAGAGAACGAACCTTGACCGAAAGGATACACAAGGAATACGGCAGTAGCAGCAGCAACAGGTGCAGAGTAAGCAACCATAATCCAAGGACGCATACCTAGACGGTAGGAGAGTTCCCATTCACGTCCCATATAGGAGAAGATACCAATCAGGAAGTGGAAGATTACCAGTTGGAAAGGTCCACCATTATACAACCATTCATCCAGAGAAGCAGCTTCCCAGATAGGATAGAAGTGAAGTCCAATGGCATTAGAAGAAGGAACAACGGCACCAGAGATGATGTTGTTTCCGTACATCAGAGAACCAGCAACTGGTTCACGAATGCCATCAATGTCCACAGGGGGGGCACCGATGAATGCGATGATGAAACAAGTAGTTGCAGCAAGAAGGCAAGGAATCATAAGGACTCCGAACCACCCGACGTACAATCTATTATCAGTTGAAGTAATCCAGGAGCAAAAATCCTCCCAAAGATTATCATTAGAACGTGTAGCAATTGTAGCAGTCATTTTTCGTTAAAGGGTAAAATAAGAATTCAGGGGGAACTGAATGTTACAGTTATTTCCATACCACCCTCCAGTACGGATATGAGAGACACTTTACTTCTGATGGTCTCGGTTGCAGAAGGTTAAGAAACGTAAAGTTTTGTCTTCGTTTCCTGACTTATTTATCATAACACCATCAGAACCTGCTGTCAACCCCCTTCCTCAAATAAATTATGTTGCAGTTAATGCAGTTACTAATCCAATATATCCAGCACCAATTGCAGTGCTATACTTTGCATTTTTTCCATAAGCAACTACTGTATTGGAATGAAGAACAGTAACTCCAGAGACACCAGCAATTGCTCTGTTACTGGCAGGAGATAAAGGTATATCAAAGTAATTATTGATTGTTACAAGAGTACCAGCAGTCATTGATACTCCATGTCCTACAGTATTTGTTAGAGATGTGCTAGTAACTATGGCAGTTCCACCATCAACTTTTACACATGCTTCTCCAGCACTGTCAATTTTACTATACTGGATTTGTAGAGTTCCTGTTCCACTTACATTAAATGTAGCAGTTGAACCACCAGTTGAGCAGTTACTAAAAAATGCATATCCTTTACTGACTTTTACAACATAATCAGTTCCTGATGTACCTGCTCTGGATAATTGTTGAACTTCTGCATATAATTGAGTTCCAGTTCCACTATTATCCATAAAAATTGCCTGGTTTCCTGTAGAACCTGCAATGATATTACAATCATTTAGATAACAACGAAGAGGTGCTGAACCAGTAACTATTAATGAGTGTGTTGTCCCAATACCAGGATTACTTCCAGTATTTACAATACCAAGATTAGAAATACCAAATCGGTTTTGATATAAACTTCCTACTGTTGGATTGATGGTGACTGTTCCATAAATCCATATGGGCATTTGAGAACCACTTGTAGTATCTCCTTGAATATAAATGTGTCCTGTTGTAAGTCCTATATTCTCTGTTGTAGAACTTTGAAGAATAACAAATTGTGGATTTGCAATACTATCTCCATTATCAGTAAAAGATACAATTCCAGTTTGTAGAGCATTTTGAATTGCACTTAATGCTGCACCAACAGTTTTATAAGGAGCGGCAACAGAACCAGTTGAAGTGTATGTATCAGTTCTATTTGGATTTACATACCAGTGATTATCTGGTG